CTCAAGTGTATCTGTAAGAAGATATGTTGAATTCATGGTTGAGAAATGGCCGAAGAGTCCTTTCTTGTTATTCTCATAGTTAAGCCTCGCATTATAGAAAAGGCAAAGCCTTCTGCATATCTCAAAGTAGTCATCAGCCATCACAGGCCTTCCTGTGTACTCTGCCACTATCCTGTCTGTCATAAGGTCAAGTACAATAATTGAGCCCAAGGACACAGTTGTTGACTCATCATTGTCATAGGGGTCTGCACCTGCTATGTACCTGTTTTCATACACGTTGCCCTCAGAATCCTTTTGGGGCATCTCAAATATCTCTATGGCTCCCTGCATGTTCTTATTGTCCTTATGCGGGAAAAACCTGATGGGAACATCTGAAGTTGGAACAAAGCTGACCTTACCTTCTGTAAGAGCAAGCTGTCCAACATAAGTGTTGTCATAGAAATTTGGATTGGCATTGATTTCAAGTATCCTGTTCTCAATGTCTGTAACAGGAAACTGGTTTACTCCTCCCTGTATCATAGCCTCAGATGGAGTGATAGGCATATTGCTCACTATCTTGATGATAGTCTTCGGGTCTGAGGTATTATATTTGGCTTTCCACCTCTCATTTAGGAGGAAAAGAAGTCCTCCGACAACATCTGTAACCCCGTCTTCATTATAGTATCCCTTGAGATTGATGTACGCAGGGGTGAAGAAAGCAAACCAAGGCCTTCCCTGATTTGGCTTGTCCCACACATTTGGAATAGCATACACATCATAGCCCTTTGGATTATACACAAGCTCCTGAGCCCCATGGAAATCAGAGGCTTCATCACCAGCAGTTCCAACGAGGTAGGCAAGACCATAGACATATTTACCCTCCCTCATTCCATCGCGTACATTGTTATATACGTCTATCAGCTTTGGGAATGAACCAAACTCCTCAAACAGTATGTAACCACGCTTACCACGGATCTTGGCTTCGTCATCCTTTGATGAAAGTCCAAGGACAATATTCTGGTCTCCCTTGTTTCCTCCAGTAAGCTTGTCCTTGTAACCTTGCTGCCAGGTCATTTTATTTGGAGAGTCTACAAGCATCCTCCTTGCTATGTCAAAATGCTCTGCAAGAAAAGACTTAATAGGTACAAACTTGGAAAAGGTACCGTCCTTCTCTGCAAGGTACTCTCTGAGATACGCCGTAAGAATAGTGGTGGTTCTCCTGTGTGCATCCTTGTTTTCTCCCATTGTAAGGTTATGAGCCATGATGGATGCAAGGCAGAATGAGTTATGTGTAGTTATAAAATCCCCTACAAGGTAACAGTGGCTGGTATTGTCCACAGTAATGCACTTGGCTTTTTTCTCTCCTATATATTCTATATTAATAATTCTTGTAGATACCTGTCTGCTGTGACTATATGCTGAAATAGAGCATATATTCTTTTTTCTTGGTAAATTTGACAGGGTATCATCTGTATGAATAGATACTCTATAACTTATAAGCCCAGAAATCTTTTCCTTATTTTTATTATAGTACCAAGGCTTTTTAATATGTACTGAGACATTATACCCCAGACTTCTGCAAAGCCACGTAATATCATCAGACAATTGTTTGGAAGACACACTGATTTCATATCCATTAATTTGATGTTTCTGATTGGAAACGTATCCGTCACTGTCTACCAACCCTATCAATAATTCTTTTCTGACTTCTTTACTGTTATATAAGTAATCTTTAGGTATAAACTTGTTTTCAGACTTATGCATCCATAATCCCAGGTATTCCAAATAATCGGCAGCATTTTCAATTTGAATGCCATAGGCATACTTTGCATTTCTTTTTACTATATTGTATGGGATAAGTGGTATAATATGCTCGGCATCAGAATCCTGACAAGTATAATAAACAAAATTGCGGCTTTCTGGAGTACAGAAACATCCATCTCCCAGTAACAATCCCAATGTGTATGGGTCTATGCCTACACTCTTATAGGGCATTTCAATTCCGTTATTTCTAACTATTCCACACTTATATTCAACACCAGAAGGGTTCCTGTAAGAAACTTTTCTCTTTGCCTTATATACGTCTAAAAGCTCTTTTGTGCTCAGTATCTGCAGTCCTTTTCTATTATGGATTAACACCTTCCATAAATGTCCTTCAGAGGCTTCCACCGTTCTCCCATCTTTCAGGGTTATTTTATATATAGGGGCCTTGTCATCAAAAGGAATATCAATAATCTTTGTCGGTTTTCCGTCATCCCCGTACACATAATCTCCCACTTGTAGACTACCCCATGGTTTAATTCCTTCTGGTGTAATTATAGGAGTATCATAAGGATGTGCCTTTCCAGAACCACGCTTGGAAAGCTCAACAGCATGGTTTCCTCCCTCAAAGTCATTATAAAGACCACCGTTTCTTGCCTGGTCTATATAATGGAACCTCCAGTAGGTTGCTTCCCACACAGCTGGAAAGCCCTCTATTCTCGAAGCCCTTTTCTTGCTTGAATCCTTGTCAGCCTTGGTAACCATCATGGGAACATAGTTCAGGTAAAAATACATATATCCTGTAACCCATTCCCCGTCTGAGGGTCTCACATATCCTTCCCAACATCTCCTTATTTCCTCCCTAAGCCATTTACCGTAAGGTGAATTCGGATTCCTGTTGGGTCTCAAATCAGTATATCTCCCATCCTTCATGTATTTCAAGGCTGAGGGCCTGAAGTAATCCATATTCTCAAGAATATGGGGATTGGCCAGATCCACTATAATCCTGCCCTTGTCATCCCTTGGCCTGTCCTTAGCCCTCTGTCTGCTGGGAGATATAAGGTTCTTTACAAATGGAACAGACATTACTATATCCCAGAAATCCTTCTGGACTTCCTTAGGATACCTGCTGAGGAGCTCCTCAGTAATGTCAGACTGATATTCATTTACGGGTATTTCCCTGTACTTTGCACTCTCTTCCATATTTCCACAGTTAAAATCAAAAACCTCCCACCTTCACAGGCAGGAGGAAACAACTAAAACTTTCTAACTAATAACCTACTTAAATACAAAATAATCGCTAAAACAAACAACACGAAAATAAATCCTCCAGCCTTTATCTTCAGTGATTCCCACATTGTCAGCTTCTTCTCAACTGGATAGGGAACCCTTATTGAATCTGTCCTAAAGACTGTATCTGTCTTTATCCTTTCCCTCCACCTGTCCTTATAGGTGACATTCCATCGGTTTACAAACACCGTGTCACCCTTCACAGTTACCATCACAGAATCCCTTTTATATATGGAATCCCGTTTTACAAAGGTGTCAGTCTTGGATACATATTCCTTCTTTACCGTCTCTACTGGAACATACTGTATGCTCCTGCAGCCACAGAGGAGCAAAGCAGCTATAATAGCTATAATGCTTAGAAAAACCTTAATACTCGACTTCATATATTTCTGTATTCTTTCTTTGCATCAAAACTTGGGCAGTCCTTGCTATTATCAAAATTACGGTGCCCGTAAATCATGGCATTTGGATACAGTGCCCTCAAGTCCTTGAGAAGGGTAATAAGGGATGCCTTCTGCAATGTAGTCCTTGTATCCTTTGATACCTTCACATTATCCTTCTCAACACCTCCTACATAGCATACTCCTATGGAATGTGTATTGTGGCCTCCCTTGCTGCAGTGTGCTCCAACCAAGTCAACATCCCTTCCATTGAAGATGTTACCGTATATATCCACAACATAGTGGTATCCTATATCAGACCATCCCTGCTTCAGATGCCAGTTCCTTATGTCCTCAACAGTCTGGTTCCTACCCTCAGGAGTGGCTGAACAGTGTATGATTATCTCGTCTATCCTCCTCCTGCTCTTCTTGAGCCTGAATGGAATAAGCCTTGCAAGTGTTGCAGGACCCACTATGCCATCAGCCTTCAGTCCCCTGCTCTTCTGAAAGTCCTTTACAGCCTCCTCGGTTATAACACCGAATATACCATCTGGAATGAGATGCAGGGCTTTCTGTATCTGTCTTACAACTTCTCCCCTACTGCCCTTCTTGTATAGTTCCATAGTCATTCCTCCTTCCCGCTGTTGTCAATCTTCTCCTTGAGGTCACTAAGGTCTGTGTCAAAATGCCTCTCTGTCTTGTCAACAAGCACCTTGGCCATTACCTTCCAAATCTGATAGCCTGTGTCCCCAGGCTGCCTGCAGGAACATTTGTTCTCTGCAATGGACAGCAGCTGCACACCGCATATGGCTCCAGTGGCTATGTAGCTCAATGGAACATACAAGTCTACAAACACCCATTTCTGGGCTGCAAACATCAGAAGGATAATGATGAAGCTCTCTATCATGGTTGGAATCATCCCCCAAGCCTTATAGCTTACATACTTGGCAGGCCTCTTCTTTTTGTCAGGATAGCGTCTCTTTACCCTCTTATCCAATTCGTATGCTGTCCAGTAATACTACA